TTCACAGTAACATGAGATTGTATTCATCATGTTTCGCTTTGTATTCAGAAGCCTTCCTCTGAAAAGAACCTCGTTCCCCTGTCTGACCTCAACTGTACTTTTCATTTTGCTGATTCGTCCGTACATCTCAGAGCCAACCGGAATATCAAACGTGAATGATCCAGCTTTATTTACTTCCAGGTTAAGCTTTGGATTCAGAATCACATATCCTTCAATTCCAGCCGCATACACAAGGTTTCCGTCACAGTAAACGTAATAACGAGGATCGTTATCAACAGCTACCGGAATCGGCTTTGTAGGCTCTTCTTCAGGCTTATCTGGATCATCTGGATCAATTTCAGCGATCTTTGGAAACTCAATTGCAAAGTCTCCGCTTACATCTTCCCAGGTAATATATCCGCTTGCACTTAAAGTTCCGCTATAATCGCCGTTTGAATCATGCTGGACTGTGATGCTCTGAACAGTTGTTAGATCATACACTGAATCCTGCTGAATCTGCGGAAGATTGAATGCGTTTGTTTTTGTCTGTCCACCGAAAGTGACTGAATACTGATGAGTATTCAAATCATATGTGTAATAGCCTTGCTGTGATCTCTGCCATTTAAAAAAAAGCGTTGTAGTGCGCTCTGTGACGTTCTGAGAAATCCATCCAACCAAGCGAACGCCATTCCATTGCTGTTGATTTCCACCGTTATACGTCCACCAACCACAGATTCTCTGCGGATTATTAACTGTTGTAGCATTGATGAGCGTCATAAAATGCCTGCCCTCATGTCAATGCTGACAGTTCCGCTTCCTCTGAAGGTGAATTCATATTCCTGATCAATCAGCAGAATCTGCGGAATCGTTACAGTGCCTGTTGTTAAGGCGTAGCTGATTCCGTTGAATTCCATGATCAGTGTTCCGTCAACAATAAATCTTGGTGTTGTATGCTTCCTGGAGCCTGTTACAGTGACTGTTTCTTCTCCGCTGACGGAGATACCAGCATATTCTCTGATCACTCCGGTTTCGAAATTAAAAGGATTCCACAGCCAATCCTCTAGGCTTGTGTTCACCTCAAGCTTATAAGCATCGAGAATATATGAAATTTCAGTTTCTGCCCAGTTTCCTTTTCTTGCCCAGGTGAGATCACCCACTGTGAATCTGCCTTCGTAATAATATTCAGGCTGGTCATCGATGATCGCCCGCATCCATCTTCCATGAAGATAGTTTTTCAGATCATCATGTTTGTTTCTTGCAGGCTTTCCGTCATCAAAGAATCGGAATTTCAGCGTTCCTTTTCTTGATTTATATGTAGGAAAACCAGTGAGTGCTTCAGTCAGATCAAGTTCTCCATCTGCCCCAGGTACACTCACTGATTCATACTTTAATTCAGGCGTAGCAAAATCAATTCTGCCTTCACCTACTGGCATCAGATGGAAGTCATCCCATGTGTTTTTTTCACCGATTGTGATTGAATAAAAAGGTCTTTCTGCCATCAGTTACCTCTTCCGTTATAAACTGCAAACGATCCAAGCTGTCTGTCCATTGCTGGAGCAAGACCGCCAACTGTTGCACCTGTATCCAGTACTAACTGCATACCGAGAATCGCTTCCTTAAGCGATTTGATTTCATCAATGATTGATGATCCACCACCGCTTACGTCAACGCTTTGGATATTCGGATCGTATGCATCTACTGTCATATTTGACAGTTCGTTCATTGCATCTGTTACGCTGTCAGCGTTAGCTTCGATACCGACAGCGATGCCTTCAGGAATGTATCTACCGATCTGATCTCTCATCAGTTTAGAAGGTGATTCAATTCCGAAGAACTTTTTAATTCCTTTAAATGCGTTGCCTGCAATCTCTTTCAGCTTTTCGCCGATTGAACTTCCAAAGTTAACTAACCCCTGGACAATACCGTCAATGATCGCTTTGCCAAGACTTAACCAATCGTAATTTACGAATGCATCCCATGCTGATTCCAGGATTTCTCCGATTCCGCTCAGAAGATCAGGAATACTGCTGATCAATCCGCTGATGATTGACAGTAATAATTCGCCGCCCATCACCAATAAATCCGGCAAATACCCTGCGATTGTTGCGAGGAACTGTACAAGCATCGATATTGCTGTCTGGAGTAATGTCGGCAGATTTGATGAAATACCGCCGATAATGCTTTGTAAAAGTGACATACCAGCGGACATCATGAGTGGTAGATTTTCCATCAAATAATTGAACAATGTCTGAACAATCCCACCTGCGGCTTGGAGCAGAACCGGAATGATCGTCATGATCGTTCCTGGCAATGTGTCAGCAACAATCTGAACGATATTGCCCAACGCTTCCAAAAGCATAGGTGATGCTTCAACCATGAAGGAACTTATGCCTTCCAGCATTGTTTGGATTCTTGGCATAACCTGGTTGATAAGACCTTCATCTTTTTCGCCCGTTCCAAACAGTGCAGTAAGTAATCCTTTTGATGCATCAGCGATTCCTTCGCCGTTACCAATGGCTGTCAATACGTTCTGCCATGCGGATTTTGTTGCTGTGGCAGAGCCTTCGATTGTTTTCAATGCTTCGCTTGCTGTTGCTCCTGCGATACCTTGCTGATCCTGGATTTCCTGGATGGCAAGAATCATCTGATCGAAGCCAACAGTTGCCAGTTCAGATGTGTTTGTCAGCGTTTTTCCAAGAACTCCAGAATCGTTGATCAACTGCATCATGCCTTCGGCACTTCCTGCGTATCCCAATTTGAGATTGTCCAGCATGGTATAGTTCTGTCTGGACAGACCTTGGATTGCATTTTCAACAGAAGAAGCATCAGAGCCGAATGTGCTTACGTTATCGGCAATTGCTCTCATTGCGACATCGGTTATTTCAGCCGCCTTTGCCGTATCACCGTTAAGCGATTTAATCAGAGATGCTGAGAATGATGTCGCTGTTTCCATGTATTCATTGGCTGATTTACCGGATGTTAAAAAAGCCTGGTTTGCAAACTGCAACATCTCATCAGAAGCATCGCCATAAAGCTTCTTGATACCACCTTCAAGCTGTTCGTAATTCGCATAGCTTTCTAACGCTGATTTGCCAATGTCATAGGCAACTTTACCAGCGGCAACCGCCACTGATCCGAGAGCCGCCGCTCCCAATTTCGCACCGCCGACAAGTCCGCCCTTAAGTTTATCGCCGAATGAACTTGCCTTTTTTTCGGAATCGTCAAGACCCTGATCGTATTCGGATGAATCAAGTTTTAATTTCGCAACTAATTCAAATACGTTCATTTGATTCCTCCAGTTTCAAGCCATGACGTTTAATGAAATCGACAGCGATCTCTTCAGCCGTCCGATTATCAACCGGAGCAGGATGAATGATCTCGTCATAGCTTTTTGAAATAAACTTATTCTCAACCGATAACTGAAGCGATTTACAAACATATGACCTGTAAATCATCTCTTTTCTGTATCTGTTGAAACTGGCGATTACATACTTCAGAAACGGATTAAGCCTTCTGCTTCCTCTGTATTCGCCGAAGCAGACAAAGAAGTGCTCTCTGAACTCACTGTCTGCTGTTGCATAAAAAAAGTAAGCAACTCCTTATCGTTCAGCACTTCAAGCAACCTGGTCGGAAGCGTGAAAAAGCCGAATTCATACTGATCAACCGGACAGCCGTCAAGAGCCGCCAAAATATGAATGACGGCTCTTTTATGCTTCGCAATCATCAGCTTTACACCTTCCATTCTCTGATCCTTGCTATAAAGCTTTGAAATGACATCCTTGTCGGACATCATCTCTGTGGCAGGCTCAAGAATCTCAACGAGTAAATCGAGTGCTTCCTCGTTTTTGTAATCTGATAAAAGCTTCATGATTATTCACCAATGTAAATTTCGCAAGGAACTTCATCCTGCGCATCCATGCTGAAGTGCGCTCTGAATGTGAATGCAAACTGTGCTTTTCCTTTGTCGGTTGTCTGAATTGCGAATCCACCTGTAGAAAGCACATTCTTCATGTGGATTGCAATATAACCGCCTTCGCCATAATCAGCAATGATCCAAACATCCTGGAAATCAGACTGCTTTAAGTCTCTGCGGAAGTTGACCTTTTTGGTGTCGGTTGCATCGATATCGGCGAGAGCCGCAAGCCTGGTGACCATCGCTGTGTCAATTGTCAAAAGCGTTCCTGTAGCCTGAATCTCGATATCATCGGTCTGCATAAGTTCTTTGGTGTTTTTCGGACAATTGTCAATGTCTTCGCCAAAATCCAGGAATGAAGGTGTTGCCGTAAAATTAAATCCACCTGTAGTTGCTCCGAGAATGTTGCCGATTGTTTCTGTTGCTGGATCAAAGGTATCAACCATAATTCCAGCGTTCAAAACAAGCTTCTCAAAGGTGTTTACAGGATATTTTGTGTATTTGAGTGCCATGCGCTCTCCTTTCACTCTGTATCTGCTTCTTCGATCAGACTGAGATATGCAACCTTATATCTGTTGTCCTCAGTCGGTTCAAACTGGCAGAAATTAATGTCTTTGAATAATAAAACAAAGCCGTGATCAGTCGGAAGCATGACTCCCTCACCGATACGGCTTTCAATCTCATCCACTTTTTCTGAGATATCTTTATATGATGTGTCTTTGTACCAGATTCTTGCGTAAGTAGAAACTTGCGTCTTCCACTCCGGTTTAGCAATTCTGTATGTAATATACGGAGGATCGACAAGCGTTGTTCCGTCTTCCGTATAAGGTACATTATTTTCGGCATATGCTGGAATACCGAACGAACTCCAGAAATCATAGAGTGCTTTTGCTACCGATTTCATTCAAGTTCCCACTCCTCTGCATTCACCTGACCGAAATTAATTTGTGTGAACGAAGGCGATGCATTATCCTTCATGTTTGATGTCACTCTGAAGGTCTGCTGATCGCTCTTTCTGCGGAATACATCCATGTAACTCAGTGGCGTCTCTTTCGGAACAGTCACTGTATACACTTCTGTAACTCCCTGTTTTTCAGCGGTCCTGGCTTCAATCGTTGAATCTTTCAAGATCGCCGCTCTGAACGATGCTCCTTCATTCCAGGTGGTTGTCCATCCACCTAATCCATCAGGCACTCTTACTTTTTCAAGCAGAATGCAATCTGTCATCATTCTTTCGTATAACATCATGGTAACTTTCTCCATCTATCCAGCCGTTTGGCAAAGATATCCTGCCAGGTTACCGGAGAATATGATCCGTCTGAATTTGTTCCAGAAGCTTTCGAATAACTGTAGTTGTTGAACGATTCGGATGTGAACGGACTATTAACCACTGAATCCTCTGCATCATATTTAGCGATCCACGCTTCAATCTCAGAAAGAAGAGCGATGAGCGCAGGAGGAACGTTCATCGCCTGGATTGTTCCACTGAATGTCTCGTCAATGAGATCAGTGGCTGGATATTTGTAAACGCAATCATTGAATGTTGATCCAACGATGTGGAAGTACTGATTTTCCTTCAAGAAATCAACATCGATTGATCCACCGCTGATTGTGTATTCATCTGAATGTGAT